CAGATTCTGTATTTCCTACTAACTTAAATATCTTATCTTGTCCAAATATAAATAGTGCATCCCTAAATACTTTTATGCCTTTTATTTCTGTATCTACTTTAATAACGCCACCACCATTACCTGATGTAAAATCATTAGTTTGAAACGGACCCATAAAACTAAGTTGCTGTGCATTACTAGAATCACCTGCAAAAAATATATGATTTTTAAATATTTCTACAAATTTAAAATTAGCAGTTCCACTAGCGTTTATAACAGATGCAGAAAATGCAGATGTTAATAGCTGTGGACTAGACGTTCCTGTGCATATAACTATTCTATCTGTACCATCAAAGTTAAATTTTCTAAATGTGTAGTTACCTGTTGGTGTGCCTAAACCTGTTATAGTAGATGTCCAACTTCCTGATCCAGTTGATCCTCTGTGTATACTACCACCTCTAGCTGCCAAAACTACACTACCAAATATAGCTGACATTACAACTCTTTCAGTTGATGAAGACACTTGTGGCACTATATTAGAGTTCCATTTAGTTGTACCTAATATTTTTTTGTATCCACCTTTAACATCTGGCTCAAAATTTTGTAGTACTTTTGTTTCTCCTGGTTGATAAGAAAACGAGTCTTTATTTAAAACAAGCCCTCCTCCACAACCAAATACAAAAGGCGATATTTGTGAAGTATCAGCCACTTATTGCACCCCGTCTATGATATCCTAAATTTACTCTAGTATCTAACATTTCACTTGGTGCATTAATTAATTCTATTCTCATTCTTTTTACACCAGCTAAAAAATCTTGATTTGCAAACTGAGTAAACTGTGGGTCTGATCTTAAAGAATAAATATAATATTTTGCTCTTGCTACAACTACATCATGAAATCTTGCAGGTATATCTGGTGTATCTGTTGCTCCAGATAAATCAGAGTGTGTTTTCCAATATTCATAATTTACTGTATATTTATCAGAATCAGGTATTGGATATAATCCAAACTTATCATCCTGAGTTCTAAATACAAAATCAGGAGTATTATAATGATCACTATTATTAGTTTGTGCCGTAGATAAAAATCTTCTTCTATAATCATCATATGTTATATATAGTAATTTTTTAGGTTGTATATCTTCTGATACTTTTACATAATCTACATCTAAATTATTTGAGTCATCATTATCTAAAGTAATATGTGATGTAGATGCTGTTGCTGTAAATGTTGTATCTAATATTTTACCATCACCAAAATCTGATACTGTAACTGTTGTATTTAAATTTTGTGTTCCTGCAGCTGATGTCCCTACTTGTACTTTTAAACTAGAGCCACTAGATGATGTATCCATAACTCTTACTTGTACTCTATATTTTTTATTTTTTACTGTAGATAAACTTGCAGATGCTGCTGCTGCATTTAATCTTAATCTTCCATTACCACCAGAATTATATGCTGGTGATCCTGATACTGTTGACCAGTTACTTATATCGCTATCAAATGTAGTATTAGTTACAAGTTCTGTTGGCACTAAATAAAAAGACTCAAAATCAACTGATCGGTAATCAGTTGGTAATGAGTACTCTTTTTGTCCAGCGTATGTAACTTGTGTTTTATCACTATGTAGCCAAGGCCACTCTAATTCTGATGAATATACATCTCTTAATGCTTTATTAATAATATCTTTTACTGTTGTTTGAATACCACTACTAGATGCAAAGTTTGAAGAAGTGAGTTGCACTTCGTTAAGTTCTGCCAATACTGCATTTGTGAGTTGTAAATAATTCATACTAGTCTCTTAATAGTTTTAATATCTTATCTAATTTTTTATCTTGTTCTTGTACTTTTTTTTCTAATTCTCTAAAGGACTCTAAACTTGCTGCTTGTCCACCAAGGTTTCTTTTTGTTTGTCCTGTTGATGCGTTTGTTTTTTCTCTTAAATCAATAATTGCCATATATTTTTCCATTTAAAAGAAGGGGGCAAATGCCCCCCTCTAGTTAGTTATTACACTGCTGTGTCGTGTTGTGTGTCTGTATTTCTATCAGTTTCATCAACACCAGATACGTCACAAAGTACAGCAAAAACACGGATCTTACCCGCAGTTGAATCTGCACTTAATACTAATACGTCAAGAGTATCTGCACTTGCAACTATAGTTCTAGCTGTAGCTGTCGGTGCAGAGAAACCTGTAGCGTTAGTATCTCCGTCAACATACCTATCAACATCTCCACCTGTGATACCTAAATCAAGTGTAACTGAGCTTGATAGTGCAGTAAGCACTTCAATGCCAGCTTCCATGATTAGAGTTTCAGCAGGAATATCTAGCACTCTAAGAACATCATTTTGTGCTGCTCCAGAGTCACCATTAAGTGCTGAGACATCAATTGTATTTTCCACCAAATAAGGAGTTCTAATTCCAGCACTCAATTTTGATGGGTGCCCAGCTGTTCCGCCAGGTCCTGTCACATTATATGTAGCCATAATTATTCTCCTTAGTCTATTTTAATATGTTCTGCAATCAGAGCCTCTGATCTTAGAACTTTTCTGCCAAAGACGTGTAAGCCTCTAACAACATCAGCAAATGATTCTGTGTCTCTTACAACTTCCATTTTTGCGATATGGTTTGCAGTTGCAGTAGAAGACATGTGTCCAGAAAGCACTTTGAAGAAGTTAGATGTGCTTGACGCAGCAAAGTTATTAGTTTGATACATAGTGAAGTTATGGATTTTTCCATTGTATACTTGACCGTTTCTTAGTGGTCCAGCTGCACCAGTTGTATCAGCCATTAACTTACTGTTTGCTTTACCTAGTTCTTCATAGAAGTCAGGGCTTGCTAGAAACCATCTTCCATCTATTGGAACATCAGCAGAGTCCAGTCTTTTAGCGTGGTTTGCGATTACGTTAATTGGATCGATCTCAGGTGTTCCAAGTGTAGTTCCTTCTGCGTAAGTACCTACGTCTTGTCCAGATCCATCAGATCCAACTGTAGTTCCTGCACCAGAAAACATCGCAGCTATGATATTCTGATCATATGCATTTTTGAGAGCGTATGCACCAGATGATGATGCAACAGACTCAAAATTGATATGAGAATGTCTTTCTTCAATATCATCCACTTTAAATGCAAAAGCATTTGCTTGGTCAACAACCAAAGTAATTTGATCGTCTGCAAGCTCTTGTGTATTGATAGTTGAGCCACGAGTATAACTAGCTACAGTAACTACTGGTTCTTTGATAATTCTTACCGTGTCACCAAAATTTTCAATTTCTCCAGCGTAGTCGGTGTTTGTAATATCTTCAACAACCGAAGCAGTTCTGAAAAACTTTTGAACCTTCTGGCTATAAATTTCAGGTATGAAGTTATCATTAGGCAGGTTAGTATAACCTGTTGCTCTTGATACTGCCATAATTATTCTCCTTTATAGCGTTAAGTTAAGTTTTTAGTTTCGCTTTATACGACCTTCTCTTCGAGCTGCCATTATATCTTTTTCGTGTTTATCAAATTCATAAGGTTTTAACTTAGATATTTCATCAACAGTCCAAATTTTCTTTTCAGTAACATTTATTTGATTGCCCTTTTTAGTTGATGTAACTGCTTTTGCGGCTTCCTTCTTTATGTCTTTGGCTTTAGGTTTCTCTTGTTTAGAAGTGATACCTGCGTCCATCTTATAAAGATCTATAGCTCTTGCAGCTAGATCAGCATTGTCTGTATTTTCATACAGCCATCCTTGAATTGTAGGATCTTGTTTCTGTGCCCACTCATGAAACTCATCAGTAGCACGAATCTCCTGAAAGTCAGGATGTCTTTTTAAAAGTTCAACCTCAGCTTTTTCTTTTGCAATTTGTGTTTGTTGCTCTTGTAAAAACTGATATTTCTCTTCTAGTTTTTTTGCACGCTCATCTGCTTTAGTAAGAGATATAGTTTCTATAATGTCATAGACATCTGGATATTTCTTTCTCCACTCTGCTAAATCATTTGGATCAGTAGGTGGTAGCATCTGATTAGTGCTTTGTTCAAGTTGAGTTTTTAAATTAGTTACTTCGTTTTTATGTTTACTCAAGGTCTTGTCGTAATGGCGTTTAAGATCATCGTAACGTTTCTTAAATGCCTTTTCCTCGGCTGTTACAGGGCGTTCTTCAGGAGTAGCCTCTTTTGTTTCTTCTTGGGTGTCCTGTTGTTCGGTAGCTGTATCAGTATCCTTATCATCGAGATCTCTTCTGTACTTGTTTCGATAAGGTGTTGGATCAAGTATTTCTTCTACTTGTTCCTCTTCAGGTGTAGCTTCTACTACTTGTTCTTCTGTAGTTTCTACTACATCTTGTGTTTCGTCAACCATATTGTCCTCCTTAGTTGAGTTGGGTGCCTTATGGGAAGGGTAGCCCTCGTGTGCTATGCCATTGGCATAGGTGGCACGTTAGTTTGTGGTGCACCTTCTGGTGCTCCGCCTAATCCACCTTGTGGTGAATCAGGAATATCTGCTTGTGCTTTTGACCTAAAGTCTTGCTCCATCATTTGAATAGATTGTTTTATATCATCTGCTGGATATGCAGATGCTATAACAGAAACAGGTAAACTCACTGTAGGTTCAGCTGGTCCTATATCCTCAACAACTTCTACCACTGCAGGTCCTAGCAGTTCTCCTAAAGCTTGTTTAACAGAAGGAGTTAAATGCATATCTAATGCTTGCATTGCTGCAGGACTTAAACTTTGCACTGCATTTTGAAATTCTTGTGGATTAATATTTAGAGGTTGAGGTTGTGCTCCACCTTGCATAGGAGCTTGCATAGGTGCTCCTTGTTCCATAGGCATAGCACCTTGTGGATTATTCATTAGAGCTTCTACTGCCATTATTGTTCTCCTTCGTATAGTTCGTTATAGTTTGAGTTTGGTGTAAAGTATCCAGAAATATAACAAAACGGTTCAAATACTGCACTGTATATTCTACCTCTTAAATTAAATTTACCTTCGCCCAGTCTCCACTTAATATCTTGTAATCTATTGTATGCTATCTCTTTCCAAAATGCTGTCCAAAATTTACTACGTCTCATGGCTTTAACTGCTGGTACAGCAAAATACCAATACCCTGATGTGTGCTGTTCTGTTAAATGTTTTGAAGTATAGTACAAATCTAATACATAATCTTCTTTAGATATTAAACCTTGTCTATATAATTCACTACAAATAATTCTACCTTTTTTACCACCTTTATCACCTTTTGCTGCTTTTTGTGCATCAATTTCAGCTTTTCTTTGTTTAACTTCTGCTCTAGTTAACATTGCTCCTTTTTTTTGAGTTAGTCCTTTATATGTAGGTGCTTTAGTATTAATAGCTTTACCATTATTAGTTACAGCATTTCCGTGCTTATCAGATACCTCATTAGCTCTAGCTTTATTACTAACAGCACTAGATCTATCAACTGTTCTTCCTGGATCTGCTGTTTGTTGTCCTACTTTATCTCTTTCTGCTGCTATTGATCCTGATTTAGTACTACCATCAGGATTACGTCCAATATTTTCAACTCCTCTTCTATCTGTGCCAGTTTTTGCATTACCATAACTTGATGCATTATTAGTGGCTTGGTCCATTGCTCTCTGTGCAGCATCTCTAGATAAACCAGAAAAACCTGCTACAGTTTTTGCAGCATTTTGAGCAGCTGTTATATCTCTAGAAGATATAGCATCTCTTAAATTTTGTCTTGCTCCAGATATAGTTGCTCTATTATCTGCTACTGTTCTAGCAAATGGTGCATCTAATGCATCAGGTCTTCTTGTATCTCTAACTCCAGGATCAACTTTTCCTGTTGGATCTAACGCTTTTTTTTGTTCTTTTAATCTGTCAATTTCATTTGCAATAAATGTTCTTGGAGAAAAAGGACTTTTTGCACGCTCTTCTAACTCTGCTATTTGTTTATCTATATCTTCTCTAGCAGGTGTTAGATCACTAAATAATCCTCTTGTAGATCCTAAGTCTGCCGTGCTTCCTAATCTTTGTTTAGGTACTTCACCAGAAACATCAGCTATTGAAGGTTTTGATAGTTTTGATACTGTTGTATCTTCTTTTTTTCCTGTAATGCTATCTGCAATATTTTTAACAGTACCAAGTATTCCACCACCTGCTACATAGTCTTGTACAGGTCCTGCTACTTTACCAACTGTATCTGCAACGTTAAGACCTATATCTTTCATTACACCAATATTTCTTTTTCTTCCAAATTCATCAAAAGCAAAACCTAATCCTGGTGCTGGTGTAAATGTATCTCCTGTTCTACCAAATTTAGGATCTCTAAATGTTCCTGTGCCACCACTAAATCCAAAGCCTTGATCTTCAGCTGTGCCAAATCTATCTCTATATGATCCTCTATCTTCTGGACCTCTACCTTGAGCTTCTCTTAATTGTCTCCCTGATAATGCAGCTTTAGTCTGTTCAAAACTTGATACAGGATCTTTTTTTTCGCCAGAACCCTCTTCTCCTTTTGGTATTCTTGCTCCACTATCTCCTCCAGTTCCTGATGCAGGTGCAGGTGGTGGTGTAACTATTGTATCTACAGCCTTTGGTGCATCATCGACTTCGTACTCATATTTGTATTGGCCTGTTTGTGGGTCAACTTTCAGCACTAATCTATAGGATGGTGTTCTTCCAGTAAGAACTGAAGAACCTGTTATTTCACCTGGTTTTGTAGATTGGATTGTAGCCATTATCCAAAAAATCCTTTACTTTTTTTATTATTATTGTTTAGTTGTTCCTTGAGGGAGAGTAGTCGCCTGAGAGAAATCAGTTTCCCCTGGCCTCGGTACAGCTCCAACTCCGATGTTGCCACCTCCAGCTCCTGTTGCGTCTGCTGGATTTGCCCCTGGAGGTACTCCTCCAGAAGATCCCATGCCTTCTTGTTGCTGGTCAGTGCCTTCATTCTTTCTATTTCCATTTGTCATTCCCATTATTTTTGCAAATATTGCTGCTCTTTCTGGATCGTTAATTAAATCATCTGGATCTATATCTAGTGATTTAGCGATCTCTCTTAATACTGAATGCCATCTTACAAACGGTGCAATATTTGGATTGTTTGCTGTTTGCATAAATGTCATTAATCTTTGTGAACGAACTTCTTTTTGCATTAAAGAAGATGTTCCCATAGCTTTTACATCAAGGTCTCCTTGTATCTCTGGTATATCAGCATTAAACTGCATGTTCCAAGAAAACAAAGATTCACCAAGGGGTCGTAACAAATAGTCGTCAATATTTTTTATAACAGTTTTTATATTAAGTGCAGCTGCTCCCATAAGCATAGACATACCTGCAGCTGTTCTTGTTGTAGATTGGACACCAGTTGCTCCATGTGAGTATGATGGAATACCCGTTGCTTCATCTGCTAACTGTCTAAATTTATCAAACATCTGTAAGTTTTCAAATGATGTATTAGGAAATTTTAATCCGTTAATTGCAGTTCCTGTAACTCCAGATTGTCTTCTAAATATTTTACCAGGATATATATTCATATCTTGTCCTGGAACTAATTGTGTTTCATCAATATCAAATACTAAATTACCTGCTAGTGCTAAGTTATCTATAGCCATCCTTGCATGACCATTCATTACCATTTGTGCATCTTCCATATTTTCTGGTAGTCCTACACCAAAAAATTGATATGGATTTATTTCATATGGTGCAACATGATATGGTATTCTTTCAGGTGTAAATGGATTCAATACTAATCTTAATATTTTACCATTGCATATCCATGCATTTATTTGAACTTCTTCTAGTTCATCTATATCATCAATATCTTCATCAAATTCTAATCCAGCTTCATTAGCTAAATTTTTATCCATCAATCCCCAATACTCTAATACTTCAAATCTATTTTTATCTAGATCATCAATATTTTCTCTATCAAGTAATGCAGTTTCAAAACCTCTTGCTTGATAGTTAGGTCCCATTTTTAAACAATCAGATATAGCAGACTCTCTAAAAAATGGTCTATTTTTTAAATCTCTTAGTTGTGATCTACTTAACGTATGTCTTTGTATAGTATATTCACAATCATCTATAGATGTTGCATCTGGATCTGGATAAAAATCCCAACAACTTACTGCTTCTATTTTTGGAACTAATTTATACTGAGGAGTATATTCCATTCCTTCTTCAGACTTTTCCCATTTATGTTGAGTCTTCTCATGATTAAATGGACCTTTAATAATTCCTGTTCCAAGTAATGCCATTTCAAATAGTGCATGTCTTAGAACACTTATAGCTGAAGTTTCTTCTAGCTGATCATGTATTAATTTTTCCATATTACCAGCAGCTTCTCTAGCTGGTGATATTTGTATTTTTTTAGTTGGATCAGGTGAAGGTCCTTCTTTTATATTTAAACCTTCATACTGATTTGCTAAACCACCTAATATAGTTTCAGCAGTTGCACCTGGTTCTAACTCTCTACCATCACCAGGAAAACCATACGGATTAGGTAGTGGCTCTTCTGGTGTTGCTTCTTCATCTTCCACATATGCACGTTCTGAAATACCATCAGGCATTTTAGTTGGTGTTATGCCAAGTGGAAACTTTGCATTTGCAAATAAAACTTCTATCAGTTGGCCAAAGGCTGCTAATACTTTTGTTTTAGTTATCTTAACAAATACTCTTGATTTTTCTCGCTCTGTAAAAGTCATATCAGAACCATAGATTCCTCTATAGTTTCTGTATGCTCTTAACCAACGACTCTCATCAAAAAGACGTGCATCTTCTGCTCTTACAAATTTTGCTTTTATGTAACCAGAAAGACCACCGTATTCTTGTCCAACTTCTTCCGTAGTTGCTTCGTCAGATAAAGCTACAGTTTCATCAGTAGTATCCATTTTGAATCCTTAAATTAGTAATCTCTTTCGTCAGCCATTGAAAAAATTTTGCCGTCTACCATATTAGTTTTAATTTTTGGTGCGTCAACATTTTCTCCACCTACTTCATCAGCAGGAAGGTTCATAGGATCGTTACCAGTTTTTGCACTAGGAACTTCATCTAAATCACCTTGTTTGTATTTTTTCATGATGTCCATTTTATTTCTCCTTATTTTTAGTTTTAGATATTGACTCTTGTATAAATTTTAAGAGCCATGGATTATCTCGTAAGACAATATGTAATTGGTTGGCTAATGTATTAGTAACAACTTCTTCTTTATCTTCATCTGATAATGGATTAGATTTAGTTGTAAGTCCACCAACATAACAACACGCATGTAAACATTCATGAAGAACTGTATTTAACAAATCGTGTGGTTCTAAATTTTTATTTATTTGTATTTTATTTTCTCGCTGAAGATAGTGACCATAACAATCTGTTAGATTATCTGTTCTAAAATCTGCGTCTCTTATCTCAATAGTTAGATCTTGAAATCCAACTCTTAGCTTTTTTCCATCTACATCCATTAGTATCCAAACATCCTATCTGCTGGGGTATATTGTTTATTATGTCCAAAGTCTGAAAATCCAGATCCTTGTGGATTGATGGGGCGAGACATACATCCATATCGTAATGCATCATATGCATGATCTTCTGCGTGCGTATCAACATCCTCTGGATTATTTTTATCACATGGTAAAAGAGGTAGTGTTCGTATTAAGTTTATACAATTATTAAAAATAAATAATGAAGGTTTAGTTTCATCTCCTTTATCTCTAACTGATAGTCGTTTATGTATTTCCAGTTTACCGTTGATACGACTTCTTGGTGATCTATCTGATGGTCTCCATCTGCACCCTGAATTAATCATTGTCTCTGCAATGCTTGGACCGACATCACCTCTTCGTGCCCAGGTGCTTGAATCTAGAACTCCATATCTTATATATTCTTTTTGTTCTAAATTTAAAACTTGTTGTGCAAATAAATCTGCTGTAACTTTTTTTGTGTATAGTTCTCTATAGATCCAAAGATTATTATCAAAGTCTATAGCAAACCAAAGAACACAAGCAGGTGAAGAATAACCCCAGTCACATGCTCTAAACTTATGCCAGTTTCTTGGAATGTCAAACGGTTCTACAACGTGTACATCTTTATTAAATTCTGGAAAGGCTGCATCTTCATATGCACTCCAGTCTCCATCTAGAAACTGCTTTCTTTGTACTTCAGGCAAAGAAGCTAGCATAATATAATAATCCTCTGTTTGCATCAGATATGGATTATCTTGTAACTTAGCTGGTATAAATCTTCTTGTTATTTTTTTATTACCAACTGGTGTTTGTATTTCTACATCAAACTTTGTATTAGGAACTGCTGGGTCTACAAACATTTCTTTTACCCAAGTAGATCCTACGTTGCCTGGGTTACCTGTTGCTCTCATAAATACTGGTATCTCTGGATCTACTGATCTAAGAGATGACCTTAGAAAGTTATAAATATCAGGTGTTGGATATTGTGGTAACTCATCTATTCCTATCCAAGTATAAGACTGTCCTTGATATCTAAGAGCATCTGTTGTATTTTCTGCATATCCAAATTCTATTTTAGCACCAGATGGGAATCGCCATTCTTTTTCTTGCTCTCTCCATTTAGCACCAGGATAAGCTTTTGGATATAGTTGTTGAGAATGATTAATTAAATCTCTCAACTCAGGCATTGAACGTCTTAGTAATAAACCTCTATGTTTTTGTTTATCACAATATCGTAGTGGATCAATAAGCATTGCATATGATTTACCACCACCTCTTGCTCCACCATAAAATACTTCTCGTTCTGATGCTGCTAAAAACTGTGTTTGTGGACCTTCATTAGGTTCAAATATTATCTCTTGTTCTTTTACAGCTTCTTTTACGTTTGGTGGAACATCATCAAACTCTTCTTCAACAAATATATTTTGTTTATTTTCTAATATATCGTCTGCTTTTTTTAGAGCTTCTTTTTTATTTTTTAATTTTTTTTGTGCATTGTGATAATTATCTTTTGCTTTTTTTACTTGTTTAGCTATATCACTAATACTAGCCTTAGCTGATTTTTTTGCTTTGGCTACTTTTTTCTTTTTAGGTTTAGGTGGTTCAACATCATTCACTTCGTTTCAACACTTTCATTAAACCTGGAGCAGATATATATCTGCCTGTCTTTCTTTGCATCCAACCAGCAACTTCTCGATAGGAACAACTTTTAATATATTGCTTTGCTTGTTCTATAGCTTCAAGTTCCTCTTGGATTGGCTCTAATAATTTATCATCCTCTTCGTTAACTTTATAACCAAAAGGGATAGTTCGTGAAACTCTTTTTTTTAATCCTAGACTCATGCCTCTTTTGCGGGTAACACAAATATGCCATGAGCAACTTTTGCATTAACATCTATTTTTTCTTTTTTAACCAAACCGACTCGATCCAATATTTGCTTCGCAGCTTCCATTCTAATATTAGCACCAGGAATAGATCCATCGTCAGTAAGAGCACGACTAATACCAAGTGCAGCTTGTGGAGAGTGTGCTGCCAAAACTGATTCAGCCCTTTCAATAATTTCATCTTTTAATCCTTGTACAACTCTTGGGTAGGATGTTGGGGCATATCCTGCAAGCTCTGCAGCTTTTCTAGGATCTCCATCTGCCTCTGAAAATAAAACAGATAGAAATGTTTTTTGTTTATCTGTTAGTTCTTTGTTATCTTTTTTGTCTAATAACATTTTAGCTAAAGATACTAATAACAACAGCTAAAACAATTACTCCAATCACACCAGCTTTGATGTAATCTTTC